GGGCGCCCAAAGAAACATACACCAGAAACCAAGGAAAATTTTCTTGCTCGATCTATGGCAGAATGTGCGTCATCAAGGCAGCAGCCTGCAATAACTAAGGATGGAGCAGAATGAAAAATACGAAGACAAAGCTGACGTAATAGATAACGAGATACGCAAAAGATACTACAAGTGGCATTTGCACGCCATTGCGTGGTTTGATTTTGATGATGTAGCTCAAATTATTCGCGCTCATATTTTTAAAAAATGGGAGCTCTGGGATCAGGTCCGACCCCTTGAGCCATGGGTGAATAAAATCATTTCGAATCAATTAAAAAATATTTTACGTAATAATTATTCTAACTTTGCACGGCCATGTCTAAATTGCGAGTACAACCAGTCGAAAGAGCAACGCAACGACCAAATTTCAGCACTATGCGCTTCAACACCTAGCGGGCTCCAGTGCAACGAATGTGACCTCTTCGCAAAATGGGAAAAAACAAAAAAAAATGCATATGACATAAAGATGCCCCTTTCATTAGAGTTCCATGCTTACACCCAAAACACCACCCTCCCTTCAGATCACTTCGATATAAGCAGAGCAACATTCACGCTTCACTCTAAAATGGAGAGGCATCTAACTCCTAGGCACTTTTTTGTATATAAGATGTTGTTTATAGACGGTATAGACGAAGATGAGGTCGCACGAATCTTAGGATACAAAAGTAACGAGAAGGGAAGAAAAGCAGGATACAAGCAAATTAAAAATTTAAAAAATCAATACAAAAACATAGCAAAAAAGATTATAGATAAGGAGGATATTTTTTATGAGTAATTACGTTCTTTCAAAGCAAGAAAAAGAGAGCGGCATCGAACTATTCAAAGAGTTGGATGGGGATTTGAATGAAGCCGCAAAAAGATTGTTTGATGATCCTAATGAAAAAGGGAGCACAATCCGCGGGAGAGCATTAAGAAAGTTTTGGGTGGAAAAAGGATTTGAGTATCGAACAAAAGTCAAGAAAAAAAGCAGTAAATATTTTCTGCAAGACAGTGAAAAGGATTTTGTGCATCGCCACTATTGCGCAGAGATGACTAAACGGGAAATCGCCCAACTTCTGTGGAAGGACGAGACGAACCATAGGGGCTTTTACGAAAGCGCAAAATTCATTGCCCTGTCTGATTTTATTAATAAAGAATTTCCCAATGTAACTAATCTGCGAGACGAAATAACAGGAGACCGCTATGCGCCCCCCAAAATTATGACTACTGTTATAAAAAAAGTTAACAAAGTAGTTTTTAAGGAATTTGAGATTGGTAAGATAAGCGTCTCAGATAAGAAGTGTCTTGAAAAAGTATTGACATATCTATCCGCCCCTAGATTCATACAGGTGATCAACGCTTATCCTACAAAGCAAAATCGAGAACTTTTAGAGTCAGAGTTTATCCGGTCTACGTGGGACAAGCCTGATTTGACTTCAGATGAATTAAATTTATATATTAATGTATGCATGGATTACATTAATCTTAAAGAAATCGAACAACAAAAACAAAAGCTCAACTTGATGTTTGATGACACTGAAGGACAAAACGATTTAACTATGCGTTTGACTGAGATGTTAAAAACTAAGTCTGAAGAATACAATCAATGTACAAATCGTATTGATAAAATGATTGCTAAGTTAAACGGTGAACGCGCTAAGAGGGTAGCCAATCAGCACCAACGCAACGCTTCAGTATTGGCGTTAGTGCATCTTTTTCAAGAAGAGGAGGAGCGACGCCTAATGATCAAAATGGCAGATATGCAAAAACAATCTGTCGAAGAAGAGGCAGATAAGATAGAGAAAATGAACGAGTGGAAAGCCCGAGTTTTAGGCATTAGCAGACAGGAGATCATCTGATGGAAAGAGTCTGCAAAAAAATATTTCGTTGCGCAGAATGCAAGAAGGAGTTTGAAGGGAGGGGGTCATTGCACAAACACCTAAAACAGCACGGCTTATCTTTGGCAGAATATTATACCCTCCATTATCCCCGCGTAAACAAGCTTACGGGAGAACCGTTGCCGTTTAAGAAATTTGAAGAGTATTTTGAGAGGGATTTTTCCACAAAGCAACAGCTTAAAAAATGGTGCATTAAAGCCCCTGTGCCAGAAGTAGGAAAATATATTTTAGGGTTGATCGAGAAAAGGCAACTCAAAAAAAATAGACACTATGCTCCCTTCCACTTGGAGGCCAAAAGTTGTTTTTTGCCAGACATAGATACTTACAGAAAAATATTTGGCAGTTATAATGAGGCCGTAAAGCAGGTTGGCTTACGCCCTTTGTATGGAGAGAACCTGCCTAGGAAATTTTTTACTTTTAAACTGCCGGAGAACCTGAGAATTGCTATTGATACTAGAGAACAGTCTCCGCTTAGTTTTTCTTTTAAGACTGATGCCCATAAGCTAGACGTCGGAGACTATACTCTTTTTGGTGATCATTATTCTTATACTTACGTAGACCGTAAGTCAGGCTCTGATCTACATGCCACCTTAAGTAACCAGAACTATGAACGTTTTCGAAGAGAGTTGCAACGGGTTAAAGAATTGGATTCTTATTTGTTTATAGTTATTGAGTCGACTCCTCAAAAAATGATTAAGGCAAGCAGGGCATTTAAGCGAGCGGCAAATATTGATTTTATTTTGAAAAGGGTTAGAGATTTAAGTTATGAGTTTCACGGACATTGTCAGTTTTTATTTAGTGGCAGTCGAAAAATGTCAGAGGAAATTATTCCTCGATTGCTTTACAAAGGCAAAGAAGTGTGGAGCACGGACATGCAATATTTTTTAGACCATGAGTTGGATAGAAGGAACGCAGAATAGACCCCCTCAGATATGCCGCTCTAACAAAGAGCTCAAAGATATCAAAGGATTTCTAGAGGAAAGAGAAGCGAAGATTGCCCTCTATGAGTTCTTAAGAAATAATATTACCTTTACGGCAGAGTTGATGATGGGAATTAAGCTTTTTCCCTTTCAGCACATGGCCGTTAAAAGTATGTTTGAGACGGATTATTTTTTAGGGGTGTGGTCTCGAGGAATGTCCAAGTCTTTTACGACCGGTATTTTTGCCGCCTTAGACGCCATCTTAAACCAAGGGGTAGAAATTGGCATACTTTCCAAGTCTTTCAGACAGGCAAAAATGATCTTTAAGAAGATCGAAGATATCTCCATGCATCCAGACGCGGGATTGTTCCAACAATGCATTACTAAGGTCTCGAAGAGTAACGATGAGTGGCTAATGGAAATTGGCACAAGCCGTATCCGCGCATTACCGTTGGGAGACGGAGAGAAGTTACGTGGGTTTAGGTTTCATCGCATTATCATTGATGAGTTTTTGTTGATGCCTGAAAGGATTTACAACGAAGTTATTGTTCCTTTTTTATCCGTGGTAACAAACCCTACACAGCGTGATGACTTGCATAAGCTGGAAACCAAATTGATCGAAGAAGGGCAAATGGAAGAGAGGGAAAGGCATATTTGGCCTAACAATAAACTGATAGCCCTCTCCTCAGCCTCCTACAAGTTCGAATATCTTTATAAACTGTACCAACAGTTTGAGCTTAGCATTACGCGAGAAGAACAAAAGGATAAGGCTTCTAGGTGCATTATGCACTTTTCTTATGATTGTGCCCCTGAGCAGCTTTATGATCAAAATCTTATCAACCAAGCAAAAAGCACCATGAGCACTTCTCAGTTTGAGCGAGAATTTGGGGCGGTCTTCACAGATGATAGCGCGGGGTATTTCAAAACAAGCAAAATGGCTTTGTGTACGGTTCCGGATGGCCAGTCTCCATCTGTCGAGATTCAGGGCGATGCCGATGCAGATTATGTTTTGGCTTTTGATCCGTCATGGTCTCAAACGGAAAGCTCTGACGATTTTGCAATTCAGATTTTGAAGTTAAACGAACAAGAGCAAAAAGCAACGCTTGTACATAGTTATGCCCTAGCGGGAACATCTTTAAAGCATCATATTAGATATTTTCTTTATTGTTTAGAAAATTTTAATGTCATTGCCGTATGTGGAGATTATAATGGAGGGGTGCAATTTTTGCAAGCATGTAATGAAAGCGAGATGTTTAAGCAGAAAAAAATAAAATTAAAACAAATCGAAGTACCCTTTGATAAGCCAGAGGAATACCAAGCTAACTTACGTTCTTTTAAAAACGAATATAACAAGGGCGACCACAAACATGTAATATTGCGGAAACCTACTAGCAGTTGGATACGTCAGGCTAACGAGTTGCTTCAAGCCAACTTTGATCATCGTCGTATTATGTTTGGTAGTCAGGCTATCGATGATCAGTATGTAGCCCAGAAAAACAAAAACATCCCCATCGAAGAGATTATGTTTTTACGCACAAAAGAAGTAGAGAGGCAAAGTGCTGGAGCAAAGCAAATCGATTTCATTGAACATCAAGCGGACATGATGAGCTTAACAAAAAATGAATGTGCTTTAATACAAATCACTACGACGGCCCAAGGCACTCAAACCTTTGACCTGCCGTCTAATCTTCGACGACAAACCGGACCGGACAAAGCAAGAAAAGACTCTTATTCCGCTTTAGTGCTTGCCAATTGGATGACAAAAATATATTTTGACTCGAAAAAACAACCCAAATCCAATATAATAGAAACATTCGAACCGATGTTCGTAAACTAACTTTATGACTTTTCAAAGTCACTTTTAATCAAATCAGTGTAAAATCTACCATGGCAAGAAGAAAATATACAAAGCGTTCAGATTATTGGAAAAAATTTGAAAAAAACTTCCAATATCCCAATAGCCCTTACCAAAGTCTTGCAAGCAATGAGGAGCCGGAGCCAAAGCTGATAGGCGATTCGTTTTATAATTATACAGCAGAGGCTTATGATCGCACTGGTGGCGGGAGCACCACAGATCGGCGCCGAAACGCTATCGCTGTTAATCCTAAGCTATATGGATATAATAATATTCGTGCTGGAATGCTTCCTTATCAGTATGCGATGGACGGGGTTAATGTAAGAGAGGCTATAGAATTATGCCAAAAGGCTTACTGTAATGTAGCGATTTTTCGCAATTCTATTGACATGATGGCAGATTTTGCAAACTCCACTCTGTACTTGGAAGGAGGTACAGAAAAATCCAGACGTTTTATTAATTCATGGTTTAAGAAGATTGGTATTTGGGGGTTAAAGGATCAATTTTTTAGAGAGTATTACCGAAGTGGAAACATTTTTCTTTTTACTATAGAGGGAAGGTTTAAGGCAGACGAATTCGCCAAGATTAGAAATCTTGGTTTGGTGGCCGAGACAAACAAAATTCCTATTAAGTATATTTTACTTAATCCTTTTGATGTGGTTGCGCAGCGTACCACTTCTTTTGATGTTCGATTTTTCTCAAAACTATTGAGCGAATATGAGATTGAAAGGTTGAAAGACCCTAAAAACGAAACTGACAGAGAGTTATTTGATGCTCTTCCTGAGAACGTTAAGGAACGCATTCGTACTAATTCATGGACGCCAACCGGTATAACTGTTCAGCTAGATCCCGACAAGCTGAGATATGCTTTTTATAAAAAGCAAGATTATGAGCCGTTTGCTGTTCCGTTTGGGTTTGCAGTGCTTGATGATATTAACTTTAAAATGGAGATGAAGAAGATTGATCAAGCGATTTGCCGAACAGTCGAAAACGTA